GATCCTCCCGGCTCTTGAAATTCAAATATTAAATTGCCTGGTCGATAAGTTCTACCAGAAGTTCTAATAGTTAATGTATAATTGACTTTTTCTTTAGAATATACAACAATAAAAGAAATCCTAGTATCATTTGCTTTGAATGTGCCATCTTCTCTTAATTTTAAATCACATTTTATATTGTTTATAGTAAAATTTGGATTTTTACCGCTAACAAATAAAACACCATCTTTAATGTTTACTTCTTGATACCGAGCTTCAGGTACTCTTTTATCAACTAGTTTTAAAGATATTCCAACAACTTTTCTTTCTTTAAAAAGTGTTCTTAATGTAGCATTTAATTTTTCAATGTCATTACTATTTTCAACAGATTCTTTGATAATCTTAACAACTTCTCTTTCGTTTTGAATACACCAAACGTCAGCTGGATCCCAAGCGTCTTTTTTATTGATGCCATATTTTTGGTTCACTAATTTAGAAACGAAATCCATGAATCCTTCTTTGACACTAAATTCTTTAAATTTAGCATCAGAGAACTCATCTAAAAATCTTTTTTGTTGTTTATAGAAACTATTAACCCATTCCAATGTAACAAAAGGATAAAGGCCTTTTTTGGAATTTGTTCCAATAATTTCTTTTTTAAATTTGGCATCATTTAAAATATCTTCTGCATTTTTGTATCGTTTATTATAATTTAAAGCTTGGTCAAAAATCCATGCAGAAGTTTTTTCTTGCATTTCTGTTAATTCTGTTGCTGTTGGTTTTGTGGCCATTTTACCTAATGATTTGAATTTCTTTACCTGAAGTCCAGATTTCTAATTCTGTTCTTAATCTACCCTCAGATTTGAGAGTTTCGTATCTATTTATAGCTTTGCTCCGCCACCATTCAATGACATTGGATAACTCATGTTTCTCATAATTTTCACCAGGTAAAAGTTTATCTGTTTTACAATTCATATAATCAACAGTATTCTTAAATCCATAATCAGAAATATAATATCGTTTTTTTTCTGTCAACTTTTTGGCATTCTGAATCGTTAAAGAGAAATCATCTCCTTCAGGTGTTCCTTTTAATGCTGCTTTGGTGAGAGCAATAATTTTAGTAAATGTCCTGAGTTTTCTACTAGTTGTTGAAGTATCTCCACCCAACAAATCTCCAGTTATATCTTCCACATACTTTTTCAAATCTATATATCTTTGGCCGTGCATCATTGGTACAATATCAGATTCGGTCAAACCTTTAAAACGAATATATGGTTTCATACCATCATATTGTGATACTGATTTGGTACTTCCATATAAACTGGTAGTTTCAAATAAACAGATATTCATATCATATTTTTTATTACAGATTTCTCTTACAGTATGACTGGTACAAATGGCTGATAGAAGTTTACCGCCTAGGTAATTAAAACCAAATGGTTGAGATGGTACAATTACGAAACCCATAACACAAGCTGTATTGAACCGCTTGGCAGTATCTTCATTTTGAATCCAAACTTGTCCTAGGTAGTCGTTACGAGGTTTCATATAGATGACTGGTGAACCTAAACGAATGAATCCTAGAATCTTTCCTGAGTTTCTTTCTTTGACTGCCAATTGAATATTCTTACCAACTGGTGCTTTATTAATGTGTGAACTGGTAATGGCAAGTAATGGTTCCCAAACATCATTTGGTATTTCACATACTTCAATATCCATATCTTTTGGGTGCATTGTGAAATCGGAGAACAAATCATCTTCAATTGGAAATAAAGAAGATGGCATATCAGCCACATTCTTTAGTTTCTCATCACGCATGTATTCTTCGGTACTTCCAATGTTACTAAAGTAATCATGAAAGGCCTTAGCACAATACAAACCATTTTCTCTGGAGATTATCATACTTTAAATCCACTAAATGATTTCTTTTGTTTTTCTTCTCTTGTACCAAATGTGTTTAGTGGCTTATCATGGCCAGCATCTGCGATACCCATCTGTGCAGCCTGCTCAACATCATATAATTTCATTTTGGCTCTATCAACACCAAGAGTAAATCGTTTATGAAATGTTGGATCATTATATCGATTCTTCAATTGTTTAACCATGATTTGACCAAGTTCTTCTAGTTCTTCAGAAGAAATTAAAGCAAACATCAAGTCTGCGGTGGCGGGAAGTCCGAACGACTCGCTCGTGTCCTCAAGTCCCGGATCACTGGAAGTAAATCCTGAACGGGTAGTTTGTGTAGCAGATACAATAGGAACATTATACTCAACAGCAAGGCCTCGTAGTTCTTCTGCAATTGCTTTAACGTAGGTGTAGGAATTAATATTCGCACCAGCTTTAATACGAGCAGAACAACAAATATTGAGATAGTCAACGAATATAATGTCAGGTACAAAAGACCTCTTGAGATTAAGTTCATTTAATAGTGTCCTAAAATGAATGGTTGATGCTGAAGCGGTTGGATATTCTTTGATAATAAGTTTGCCTGTGGTCTTTTCACGAACACGAGAAACTTTCTTATCATACATATCTTTTGGTAGTTCAATCAAATCATCAATAGTAACATTCAACAGATTGGCATCGATTCGTTCTGCAATCTTTTCTTCACTCATTTCCAAAGTGATGTAAAGAACATTTTTACCTTGAACCATACACGAAGCAGCCACATGACACATAAAAAGAGATTTACCAACACCAGTCCCCGCCAAAGCAATATTGAGTGTTTTAGCTGGTAAACCACCTTTGGTGATTTTGTTGAAGTAGTCGAGGTCGAATGGGATTCGTTCTTCTTTTCTGTGATAGAATTCATATCGAGCATCCGAGTCCTGTAAATAATCGTGACCTACTGAGTTATCAAATGAAACGGCTAAGGCGTCTGATAATATCTTGGGAATCTGGCCCTTATCATGAGTTTTATCTTTGCCATCGAGAATTGAAATAGACCCCAATACTGCGTTGTAGATGGCTTTCTCTTGACAGAATTGTTCGGTTTTGTCAACAAGCCATTGAACCTCGGTTTCTGTAGACTTAATCTTCTCAATCTCTGATAGATAATTTTCGCATCTCTGAACTTCATCAGCTGTGAGATTTCTCTTTTCTTTGACGGCAATACTAAGTGCTTCAATCGTTGCCGTGTTATTGTAAGTCTCCGTGAATGATGTAATTTCATTAAATAAAGTTCTCTCTACACTATCACTAAAATATTCCGTCTTTAAAAATGGTAAAACTTTCCGTAGAAAGTCCTCATTATAAATCAGGTTTTTTAATATCGTCTGTTCCAGTTTCATCCACTATTTCCTGCTCAATATTATTTGACATCAATTCAACAAGTAAATCACCTAGGTAATTTTTAAACTTGTCATCTTTTTCCAAATTCTTGGGTTTATCTACTGTAGATTCTAACACATCATAAGCAAAAAGTAAATACATTTGTTCATTTTCTTCTTTGAACTTTACCTTACCATATTTGAATACGGTATCTTTATATGGTCCTTGTAAGAACCTTATGTGTACCGCTGTTGAATCATCTTTAGGATAAATGAAACAATAATCTGTACCTTCAATCATATAGAGACCTTAAAGATATTGATGATTCGAGATCCTCAGAACGGCCTTTATCTTCTTTTCTAGTAATCACTACACAAGACCCGTCCCAATCAGATTGTCCTCGGCCTTCCCAATGTTCTGGACCATCGTGATTTATTTTTTTGTATTGATTATCAATCATTATTCACCTCAAATCTTTTTTCTTGTATGGTCTTTTCTTTCCATACTTTTCTAGGGTTACCACACATTACACATTCAGGATTACCACAGTCCATTGCATGGTGTTTGGCAAATTTGTGTGGTTCATCTACCGGCATACCATGTGATTTGGCAATTTTAGTTTGTTTCTTAATTTGATTTTGAGTTTTTTGAATACGCTTAGAATGTTTTAATTTAGCATCTTCATTACTCATCATCTACTCCGTTCGTTGTCTCCACTTCAAATGCTTGGTCAACATCTCCTTGCATAATATTACCTGAAGCAATTTGGTAAGTGTTCTGCACAAAATCTTGGAAGGATTTTTGTTTGAGAATTGGTAACCAAAAATCTGATGATTCGGTTTCTTTAATGCGGTATTTTTTATCTTCTATAACACCATCGGCGTCCACTTTGCTGTACCAACCATTGGACGGCTTAACAACATGACCCGATTCAAGAGCAAGGTCAAGTAACCCACTCCACTTACTAATGCCACCATCGTGACGAACCGTAACAGGAATTTTAGACTTTTCTTTAACATATCGGGATTTCTCTACATTAATAATGAAGTTGTAACCAACAACCTCAGTACCTTCTTTTTCTTGCTGGCGTCCAATAATAAAGATATTATCAGCAGAATAGTATGAACCCGTTCCACCACCAACGATTGCTTTAGGGAACATACCAATTTCCATGTAGGTATGATTTACTACAATCATTGGAATATCTTTAAGATTTAAATGAGGAGTTATCATTCTGAATAATGATTTCACTTGTTTTGCTCTTGACATATCGGCAACAGACTTTTCTGCCAAGGCATCTTCAACTTCTTTCTTTGAAGCCAAATTACCAATCGAATCAATAATAATAATTAACTTATCATTACGTTCTAATTGGGTTAATTGTTGCATAACATCAAACTTTAATTGTTCAATATCAGTAAGAGGTGTATGTAGAACTCTACTGGTATCAATACCAAAGCTGTCAAAATAAGACTGAGGAGTGCCAAACTCCGAATCATAGAATAGTAACGCTGCATCTTCATATTTGTCCAAATAACTTTTTGCCATCAATAACGAAAAGGCGGTCTTAAAGTGTTTTGATGGACCTGCCCACATTGTAAGACCGGGTGTTAAACCACCATCTAATTTACCGGACAACGCCACATTAATAATGGGAACTGCCGTTGGTATCATATCTTTGTCAGTAAAGAACTTTGATTTAGAAAGAATTGCTGATTCTTTAATACTACTGTTCTTTTTAATTTTATCTAATATACTCATAATTCACCTTTTTAAAAGTCACCACCATCTAATCTTTTTTCTTTAAAAGCAAGTTCTGCTTTCTCATCATATTTACTTATGCGATCCGCCTCACGCCTCGGAAAGCCCTTCTTTTTATTTTTAGGTGCCTCATCCTCCTCGATTGCAACCAAGTTCTCTTTGGGGATTTCAACCGTATTACTCGGCGATTCTTTAACTGGCGAAACTGTTTTTCGCCTCTGCTTAGTAGGCCTAGGTACCGAAATGGGAAGTGAACTCTTGCTTCCATATTTTTCCTTGTAAGATATGTTTCCTGCTATCAATAATAACACAGCTAGAGGGTCAAATACAAGCATAATCATGAAGATTACCAGTCTTACAGCCTTATCTAAGGCACCGTCACCACTACCAAAGAATATGTCTGCCACATATTTGATTGGACCAACATCTGCCACTAATTTATTTTCTTCTTTAAGAAGTGGTAACTTTTTCTTGTTGATTTCGGCCAATTCTTTTTGTGTTGTTTGAATCTGTCTATCAATTTGAACAGAAGCAGTTTCAGGATTACCGGCACGCTTGAGTAAATATTCTAGTCGTTGTTCGGCAATCTTCTGTTGTGAATTGAGTGTTTTGAGTTCGGCAGTATTTGCACCAGCATCTAATGTAGAATCAATATGTGATTTGGCCAAGAAACCAAAAATACCCATTGAAGTAATAAACATTAAGATGACAACGGCAGCCGTCAAGTATGACTTCAATAAAATATTAGTTTTCTGCCAATTATTATATAGCCATGATGCAGTAATTAATTTGGCAAATTCAAGTGTTGAACCCATAATAACAACTGGCCAAAATGCGCCAGAGAATATGAGTGCAAGACCAATAACTGAATAATAAGCAGCAGTACCAGATAATAAGAATGCCGCTAAGAATGTTAATATGATTAGTATCATGAGAAGAAATCCTCTATTGAACTTGTTTTTTCTGTTTTCCAGCCCATACAATCCAGAATAACTTTAATTGGTTCTAAGAATGCCTTATCAAATTGCATATCATAATCAATATACTCTTGCAATTCGAATTCTTTTGGTAAACGAGATGGATACGAAATGACCGTATCTTTAAATGGATTAGGCATCTTTAGGTAAGTAAACTTAACCTTTTCACCTTCTTGAATGAGTTGATATTTCTTGGTTAGATTCTTTTGTTTTAGATTGTGATTATAAAGAATGGCACCTTTAACATGAATTGGTGTTCCTTTTTTATACAATGTTAATGCATCAGAATAGGTATTTAGGCCATTAAGACCACGAGGAAAAGAGATTTCTTCTACAGGTAATGTTTTGAATTCTTTTCTAAAATCTTCAATAAATTTATATACATCTTCCTGTGTACCATTTACCATTAACTGAATGGCTTCTTTCATTCTCTCACGGATGGCAGATGGTGTCGATGATTTAATCATTTCAAGACCCATGACTTTCATCTGTGGTTCTTTATATTGAACACCTTCATTATTATA